ACGCGCTATTGCACGTTTTTGTTCACGGATTTAAGAGGCTTCACGTCTTTAAGTGAGCAAATAAGCCCTGCGGAGGTTACAAAAATTATGAACGCTACGCTGACCGTTCAAGTTGAGGAAGTTCAACGTGCTGGAGGCATGGTTGACAAGTTTATTGGCGATGCGGCAATGGCTATTTTTAATTGTCCCTTAGATTTAGAGGATCACGAAGACAGAGCGGTGGAGGCGGCAGTCCGGATACAAAGAAGGATCAAAGAGCTTAATGAAACGATGCCTGTAGAGGTGGCTATTGGCGTAGGCGTAAATTCGGGGGAGGCTGTTGTAGGCAACATGGGATCGGACACAAGGTTTGACTTTACCGGGATCGGTGACTGCGTGAATACCGCAGCCCGATTGGAATCCGCCACGAAGGAAGCCGGGGTTAATATCTTAATAGGCCAAGCTACCGCAGAAAAATGTAAATATGTGTTAAAGTCCTTACCAGATATTCATGTAAAGGGCAAAGAAAAGCCTTTGCAAATCTATACCTTGGATCAAACGGTTCAGGATCTAGTGTAAAAAGAGAGCAGGATGTATCAGTACAAAGCCAAAATCACCCGAATCATTGATGGCGACACTGTGGATTGCGACATTGATCTAGGCTTCAAAGTCATTCTCTCCAAGCAGCGCATCAGACTCTACGGTATAGACACTCCTGAATCCCGCACCAGAGACAAGGTTGAGAAGAAATACGGCCTTCTGGCGAAGAAATTCTTAGTGGATTTCATTGAAGCGGAGGATTACCAGATCACTCTGGAAACCGCAAAGGGCAGTGGCAGGGGTAAATTCGGACGTATTCTTGGCAAAATCATTAATAAACACGGGGTTTGTGCCAATGATCTTATGTGTATTGAAGGCCATGCCGTGCCGTATCACGGGCAATCTAAGGAAGATATTGCCGCAGAACATATCGCCAACAGGAAGATAGTAGATGGAAATCTCTGAAGAGGGGCTGTCGCTCATTAAAAAATTTGAAGGTTGTGAGTTAACGGCCTATCAAGACTCCGTAGATGTTTGGACTATTGGGTATGGTCACACAAAAGGTGTTGAGGACGGCCAAGAAATAACTCAAGAAGAAGCAGAGGAAATGCTTGCTTCGGAGCTTGATGAGTATGAAGGCTACATTAATGATCTTGTGGAGTGTGACTTGGAGCAGTGTCAGTTCGATGCTTTGGTGGCGTGGGTATATAACTTAGGACCCACTAATTTAAGATCATCAACAATGTTGAAGAGGCTAAATAGTAACGATTTAGAGGATGTGCCTAGCCAGATTAAACGCTGGAACAAGGCGGGTGGAAAGGTTTTGAACGGACTTGTTCGACGCAGAGAAGCGGAAGCTCTTTTGTTTGAGGGAAATGATTGGAAAGAAGTTTGAGCTATAAGAGGTAGTAAGATTGTATTTGATGATGTAAGATCGCAGATATGGATGAAGTCGATGTTGTCCAGTATGTTTTTACGCTGATTCGGGAAAGACGTTCTCTTATAAGAGAGAAATTAGAGAACAACGGCGTAAAGGATATGGAGCAGTATCGCGAACTTATGGGCGAGCTGAACGGCTTGAATTTAATGCGCCAAGAGCTTTCCGATATGCTAGAAAAACAGGAAAAATTAGATGCCTGAAAGTGCTGAAAAAAAAGAGCTTCTGGATTCTTTGTATGTAGAAGCTAGCGAAAAAACCCTTGACCCCGCCCTAATTGACCAACCTGTTTTAGAGCGTTTACCTGCACCAGCAGGTTGGAGGATTTTGATCCTCCCTTACCGGCCTCCTAAAGCTACCAAAAGTGGTATTTTGTTTTCAGATAAGACTCTGGATGAGACTCAGATACAAACCGTAGCAGGTTATGTACTTAAAATGGGTCCCTTGGCCTATGCGGACAAGGAAAAATTTCCAGAAGGCCCCTGGTGCCAAGAAAAACAGTGGGTTATCTTTGCCAGGTACGCTGGATCACGCTTTAAGATTGAAGGTGGAGAAGTTAGGCTTCTGAATGATGATGAAGTTTTGGCTACGATCAAAAATCCGGAAGACATTCTACATAATTAGGGAGAAGGGCACGCATGGCTACCGCAGAAACACCGGCTGTAGAAGAGGCTGAAAAGGGTCAAGTTCCTTTAGATATTACCGAATCAGAGGAAGTGGTTGAGGTAGAAGCTCAAGGGGTTGAGCTGGCTGCGGATACCGAAGCCCAGGAAAAGCCGGAAGCTACTGACGAAAGCGAGCAAGAGCAGTACAGCAAGGGCGTCCAAAAAAGGATAAATAAGCTCACTAAGCGGGTCAAGGACACCGAGCGTGAGCGAGAAGAAGCCCTTCGGTATGCCCAAACGGTGAAGGCTGAAGCTGATAAGGCTAAAACGCAGCTACAACAGCTAGATCAAAGCTACCTTAGTGAGTATGGGGGCCGTATTTCGGCTGAACAGACTCAAGCCGAAGCGGAGCTTAAACGCGCTGTAGAAACTGGTGATTCGCAGGCCACGGTTGATGCCCAGCGTAAATTGACTCAATTAGCGGTTGCTGCCGATCGTTATGGGCAAGCCAAGCAGCAACAGGAGCAGCAGCAAGCAGCCTATGAGGCTCAGGTACAGCAACAGCAACAGCAGCCTGTGCAGCAGCCTGTGCAGCAGCCACCACAGCCCGCAGATCCGAAGGCCGAAAGGTGGGCCTCTAAGAACGAATGGTTTGGCGAAGATTACACCATGACCTTCGCTGCGTTTGGCATCCATAAAAAACTTGTGGAGGAAGAGGGGTTTGACCCTCAGTCAGATGACTATTATCATGAGCTTGACAAACGCATTAAGAATGAGTTTGCACATAAATTCGAGGAAGATACTGGCAGGAAGACCGCCCAGACAGTAGCCAGTGTATCTCGCGGAAGTAAAACTGGGCGCAAAAAGGTTAGACTCACCCCGAGCCAGGTAACGATTGCCAAAAAATTGGGTGTGCCACTGGAAGAATACGCTAAGTACGTGAAGGAGCAGGCTTGATGGCTACCAAAGATACTAAGGAATCTAAAAATTCTGCAGAGGATTTGAAGGCGATTCAGCGTACTTCTCGCGCTAAAACAACTAGGGCTGCTACGACTAGGCGTAAGCCGTGGCAACCACCGTCAATGTTAGATGCCCCTCCTGCACCGGACGGTTACAAGCATCGCTGGATACGCGCTGAAGTTAGAGGCTGGGAAGACAAGCAAAACATTTCAGGGCGTTTACGCGAAGGCTATGAACTGGTACGGAAGGATGAATATCCTGATTTCGAGGCTCCGGTTGTTGAATCGGGGAAACATGAGGGCGTATTTGGTTCTGGCGGTTTGCTTCTCGCACGCATACCGATAGAGATAGTGGAAGAGCGCACTGAATACTTTAGTCAGCGCCATGCTGACCAGCTTGAAGCTGTTGACCACGATATGATGCGTGAGAATGCCCACTCTTCGATGGCGATCAATAAACCGGATCGTCAATCGAGAGTAACTTTTGGTGGTCCACGTAATAAGCAATAGCGTGTGCCAGTTTTATTAATTTAACGAGGGGACAATCTGATGGCAAATCAAGAAACTGCCTTTGGTCTTCGTCCTGTTGGTTTAGTTGGCGGAGGCGCGAATACTACCGGTGTTACCGAGTATGAAATCGCTTCTGACAACTCTAATGCTATTTACCAATTTGGTATTTGTGTACCGTTAGCTGCTGGCGTTATTGCATACGCTGGCGCGACTAGTGGCGGCACAACACAGGCATTGGGTGTATTAACAGGTGTGATGTACCACGATTCGGTCAAGAAAAAGCCCGTATGGCTTAATTATTGGCCGGGGTCCGGCAGCGTTAGCGTGGATACGAACTATCCCGTAAAAGCGTTTGTTGCTGACAACCCAAACCAACTGTTCCAGGTGGCAACAGATGCAAGCATCACCAGTAGGGCTACGGCTCTTACGGCGGTATTTGCAAACGCTACACTTGGGACTTCGGCTCGTACCGGTTCTACCGATACGGGGAGGTCTAACTCAGCATTGAGTGTATCTTCAATTGCAACGACAGCCACGCTGCCTTTGCGTATTGTGGGTATCGTTGATGACGATGCGAATAGCGATTTTTCAGCGGCAGGAATTCCGCTGTTGGTCCGGCTAAACGCTCACTTTAATGCCTCAACCCGTCGATTTGATTCGCAGACCACTGCGGATTCGACTGGCATTTAAGGGGGTGAACTAAATGGCTATTTCACGAGCACAACTAGCGAAAGAGCTTGAACCCGGATTAAATGCTTTATTCGGGCTTGAGTACGACCGGTACGAGAAAGAGCACGCAGAAATCTTTACCGAGGAATCTTCGGATCGAGCGTTCGAGGAAGAGACGATGCTTTCAGGCTTCGGGACTGCTCCCGTTAAGGCTGAAGGTAGCGCCATCTCCTTCGATGACGCGCAGGAGACATTCACTGCACGTTATACGCACGAAACGATAGCTCTGGCTTTTTCAATTACAGAAGAAGCGATTGAGGACAACTTATATGACCGCCTAGCAGCACGTTATACACGTGCGCTCGCGCGATCCATGTCTCAATCGAAGCAAATCAAAGCTGCTTCTGTGTTGAACAACGCCTTTTCTACGAGCTACCCGGTAGGAGACGGTGCGGCACTCTGTTCTTCTTCGCATCCATCAATTAGCGGCAACCAACGGAATCTTCTGTCTACGGCAGCGGATTTGAACGAAACTTCGTTGGAGCAAATGCTGATTGATATTGCGGGATTGACAGATGAGCGCGGCTTGAAGATTGCAGTTCGAGGAATGAAGTTAGTCATTCCAAAAGAGCTGCAGTTCATAGCAGAGCGCACTCTTGCCTCAAACCTTCGACCAGCGACAGCAGACAACGATGTCAATGCTGTTAAATCAATGGGAATGGTCCCTGACGGAGCGGTTGTCAACCACTTCCTGACGGATACCGATGCGTTCTTCATTAAGACGGATGCGCCAAA